CCTATTGCAGAACTGGGAATGACTCTGGATGAAGCCGATAACACAATCCAAGTATATTATGGTGATCCAATTACTTCGTTTAGGCAATGTTTCAAACGATATAATTATCACCACACAATATCACCCGATACACCAACCCTTAGCTATCTACGAGTTAGAATGCCGAATTTTCCTTTCTATCGTGGATATGCTCCAGCTGCTGTACACAAATCAGCATTACCTGTCATCGGTACTCCATATAATTATTGTAAGATGACATTATTGAACTGGGTTGTACCAGCATTCACCTGTTATAGAGGTGCCTTACGATGGAAATATCTTCGTGTTGGCGGTGCCTCTGATGATGGGTTTTTTATGGTTTCCCGTTCATCCCGGCGTGGTTATGAACAAACTGACACACCTTCATTACAAATGACCAACTCTGGACCTTATGAGAGGAATAGAGATGCGTTTTTGAAAATGCCCCATACATGGGAAGGAAATGTCACCACGTCAACCCGACAGAACCCTGCTGTTGAAGTCGAACTTCCGTATTATTCAAATGTTCGGTTTTCTCCAGCTAAGTTCCCAAATGTAACACAGCCTGGTATTTCATTTGGACAGTCCCATCAATTAGACACGCTTTGGGAATCCTCAACATCTCAGTGTCCGCAAATCCATGCATTCGTCTCCACTGGAGAAGATTTCACGTGCGGATTTTTTACTGGATGTCCCATTGCATATTATGTGCCTGACGGAACTGATCCTGATGCAGATAACACGGTTAATCCACCCCCCTAGTTAAGGGGGCTTTGGTTGAAGTAATCAAAAGCCTAAAGCATTGGTACCAAACTTCTCGCGCATCTGCCGGAGATGTAACTATTAACCGGCATCATTTCGTCACAGACAGACGTATAAAATGAGGTAGTCCAAGAGACTTCCTGCAGTACAAAATAATAAATCCTACTACTCGGTGGCTGAGTAGGGGGCTTTGAACATAAAGTCCTGAGCTGCGCTCGTAGAACGATCAACCCACAATGTGGGGGATTCATCGTTTATCAAGATCTTTGACTAAAGGTTTTTTCCCGAGC